GGAGCAAGGCCTCGGCGCTGTAGTTCAGGTTTTCGACCAATTGGCGCAACTGGCCGGACTCATGGCCACACTGGGCAATGAACGCAGCCACGCGCAATGGCGTGTCAATCTTGAAGCGCGCCATCGCCTCATTCAGCGCAGGCGCAAAAACGCCGGCAACTGGGCCGGCGTTCGGGAGGATCTGCAGCAGCTGCTGCGGGGTGATGGGCATGGGTTGCTCCATGGGGAAAAAGGCCCGCGCGGTGGCGGGCGGGATTGGGTCACGACAGGCCAAGGTCGCCAAGCGCTGAAATGTTGAAGTTCCAGGCGGTGGACGTCGATGTACTGCCAACCGGCGTTGCGGTCAGCACATTCCCAACCATGCTGAACGTAAAGCTAGGATCAGTTGATGCTGCGCCAGCAGTAGGGCCCAGGGAATGAGTTGTGGACAAGACTGCGGAAGCCGCGGTGTTGGCTTTCACAATATCAATCGTGTACATGGCGACCGTTGCCGAGCTGAAATTTGAGGTCCGCACCATGACGCACAGTTGGCCTGCATACAGATTTGTGCCGCCGTCTTGAGCGGACAGCGTGGCCACGGCAATGCTTGCACCAGAGGCGGTTTTCCGAATGGCCTGCCGCTCCACGCGCTCTATTAGGCGATCCCGAATGTTCTGCGCGTTTACGTCGCGGTTGTTTCCATACACGCTCATGGAGAGCGCCGTGCCGTTTATGCAGTCCGCTGTCCCGCCGGTGATGCGACTGCCTATAACCTCGGCGTTTGCCTCCATCTGCAAGCCAATAGCACCTGCTACAGTACTGCTCATGTATGGCTGCCTGACGATGACCGTGCCGTTACGAACGCGCACGCCTACGCCAATAAACTCACGTCCTTGCGGAGCATCAACAACAACATCCACCGGACGACAGGTAATAGCGGGCGATGGCGCAATGGCGCCAGTCGCGTCCGAAATCGCGTTAATGGTAGCGGCGTCGATCATCACTGCCGTCAGCTTGCACCCGATAGACTCGAAGCCGGAGACGGTCACGTTGTGAGCGCCGCCGATGAAAAGCCCATGGTTGCCGGAGGTCGGGTTTCTCTCGATAACAACGACCTTTCCGACAGAAATCCCTTCGTGATAGCCGCCAGAGGCTGCGGTGATGTCGACAAGCCCGGTCGTGGTTCCGAATGAGGCGACATCGCCCACAGTGATAGCTGACTGCTCTACCCTGATATTTCGAGCGATACCGCATTTCAGCAGGCAGTGAGTGCCAGTGAACGCTGCGAGCGCAACAGTAGTACCAGCCAGTGCCTGAGCCTTGGTCGCCGCCAGCTTGATCGTGTTGGCGTCAATCACGACGGCAAACCAGTAATCCGCACGGGTAAGCGCAGGAATGATTGAATTGCCGAGAGGTGCGTACAGCAGCGGGTAGCCGGTCGTCAGTCCGTGAGCGGTGAGCGTGATCGCATCGGCGGTGACGTTTGCCTGGACGAAGTTGAACCGCCCCAAAGCGTAAGGCTCGATGCCGATAACCTCGCGCATCGTGTCCGTCGCGTCCACCTTCATTATGCCGCCGTCTACGTTGCCGAACTGCAGGCCGAAGTTGCCGCCCTTGTCGATTTTTGCTCTCACCTTACAGTTGGTAGAGGGGCGGTTGCGCGGGTAGAACGCGGACATGCCGAAAGCGCCACCGAGGGCGGTGCCGTTGCCGAGGACCCCGATTTCTGCGTCAAGGCCATTTATATTGTCCAGCAATACGCCGTGTTCTGCGAAAGAACCGACGCGAGCCACCGAGAAGCCTTTCAGCGTTACGTTATTGATGGCTGGACCGGTCAGCGGGGCGCTAATACCTATCACACCGGATGCGGTTGGCTTGCAGGAGATAATGCATGAGTCGCGATCATCACCTTTCCAGTCCATGCCGTCGTAAACCGTAATGCCAGTGCTAAACATGTAGTTGGCGCCGGCCTTCAGCTGGATTTTTAGCCCGGAAGCCTTGGCCGCTGCGAACGCCGCGTTGTTGTTGGTGCCTGTCAGTGTCGAAGGGTTAAAATCGCCGACGGCGCCGAAGCGCTCTATGGGAACGCGGAGTTGTTTAAGATACGTGGCCGCATCCGTGCCCATCATGCCGACCAAGGCCAAGCCTTTGCTTGGGTCGGTCTGGTCTGCCAATCGCGTTTCTAGAGACGCCGCGCTGCTGTTCAGCGCCACCCATGCCGCGCCGGTCCAGTTGTACCGAAGATGGTCGACGGTGTTTTGGTACTCGTCACCCTCCTGCAGTGCAGATGCATCGTTACGCGTGGTCGGCGCCGAAGCAAATGGCCCCAAGAGCGGGGCGACTCTGGCGGTGGCAGCATCAGCAGAGTCCTGAGCGTCTCCAGCAGAGGTAGCCGCGTTATCAGCGCTGGCCTGTGAGGCCGTCATGGCATCTTCGATAGCCTGCGATGACAGAGCCCGCTTCCCAGTGTCAACCGCCACGCCAGCCGTGTTGCTGTAGACGGCATAAATCTCGTCCGGATCAGACGACTTCACCAGAAAAATAGCGCCATCCGTAGTCGCGGCAATACCGGCCGCCGTGGTCGGATAGATCGTGGTGGCGAAGCTGATCTTCTCCGCACCGTCCGCCTGGATGTCGACGACAACCTGTTTCAGGTTCTTGATATCGCCGGAGTCGGTCGGAATCAGGGCGGCACCAACGGCGTCATTGGCGAACCGGAAAAGAATGTGGCTGCCGAGTTCGGCGTTAACCGTGGCGAGTTCGAGCCGCTGGGTCTGGTTGGCCATGCGTATTTCCTTGGGGCGAATTTAATGAGTGCGACCCGAGAAGGTCGGTAGGGTTACAGCCAGTTGCCGGAGAAGAATTCGCCGTTATTGCTGATCAGCATGTCGGCCACCGCGTCGAAGATGGTGTCGACCTGATCGTCGAAGTCGTGGCTGTCGTCGGCGGTGAAGGCCGAAGCCTCGGTGAGAAAGGGCGTGACCCAGTCCGTCGAGGCGACGATCTCGCCACGATGATCCTTGACGTGCTCCAGCTTGCGGCCTTGGTCGTCGTAGATGGCTGGGACGAATACCCGACCCGACTTGAACCATGGCACGGCATCCATGCAGCGCGTGACCTTGTTGGCCGCCGGACCACGTGGCTGCGCCTCGATCGGAATCGAGCCCTTTTTGCTGATGGTCTGAATCAGGCCGGTGCCGCTCGACTTGTCCTCGACGCGCATGTAACGCAGGGCGGCCGGGCGGTATTGGTCCCAGGTCTTCCATTGCTGCCATAGGCGCAGGGCGGTCGTCTCAAGGTCGCCCGCGTCGTACTTGCCGCGGTGGATCTCGATGATGTACAGGTTGCCGTCGACGCCCAGGCCGCAATGACTGAAGACCGAGTAGTCGTGCTGCTCGCCGGTCTTCTGCGCGGTGTCGACGTACACGCCGCGCCAAACCAGAAAAGGCAGTTGCTGATAGGTCTTGAACCAGTCGGCATCGATCATGCCGCCCGTCAGCGCCACCGGCTCCTGCTGGTACTGGCTGACCATCGTGTACGGGTCGCGATCCCACAGCGCCATCAGGTCGGCAACGGTTTCCTTGGCGGGCCAGTAGGACCAGTATTCGACACCGCCACGGACGATTGATGGACTGCTAAAAACGTCCCGCTCGGCGTGTTCGCGGATCTCATCCGGCAGGCTGGCGATGTACTCGCGCGTGACCAGCGCCGGCACCTTGATGTGCGCGAAGTCCAGCCCCATGCCACCCTTGAGCAGAAAGCCCGACACGTCATCCGTGTGCAGGCGCTGCTGGGTGCAGATGACCGGCGTATCCGGAGACGCCCTACGGCTGCGCAGGGTGTTGGTGACGATTCGCTGCGCCTTGGCCCGCATGGTCGCGCTGAAAGCGCTGTCGGCCTTCTCCGGGTCGTCCAGGTTGATGAACCCGGTGAAGCCTTCGGAGATATAGCCGCCACGTACACCGGTGATCTGCCCGCCAGTGGAGCGGCTGAAGATCTGGTGCTTGTTACGCCCGCGATCATCGGTAACGACCCAGTTGGCCACGTCAGCCTTACCCAGCGCGCACGGCCATAGG